ACCAGATGCCTTAACTACATAGATACCATTTTGTGAACCAGTTGACTGATCCTTAACAAGAACACGATCTCCAGTAGCAAGAGTTACACCGTCAAGTGTGTCTCCATTTTCGAGATCTGAGGCAAGTGTTACGTTTGCAGTTGTTGCTGCCTTTACAGATGCCTTCCAGTCAATTCCTTGAACTGTTGTGTCTACATAAGACTTTGTTGCTGCATCTGTTCCATCAGTTGGTGTTCCAAGACCTGTGATCTTGTTTGTACCCATTGCAATTGCGCCAGTCATTGTTCCACCAGCAAGGGCTAACTTATTTCCAAGATCTGTTGTCAATCCTGAAATCTTAGATTGATCAATTGCTGCTGAAGCATTAATGTCGCCATTAACAATTGTTCCATCTAGAATTTTTGCTGAAGTTACTGCACCGTCTGCAATCTTCGCTTCTGTTACTGCTGAATTTACAATCTTTCCTGTTTCTACAGAGTCTGAAGCAAGTTTAGCAGCAGTTACGTTTGCATCTTTAATCTTTCCTGTTTCAACTGCATCTGTACCAAGTTTTGCTGCTGTTACAGCGCTGTTTGCAAGTTCTGCTGTGTCTACTGCTGCATCTGCAATCTTAGCGTTTGTAACTGAGTTTGCAGCAAGTTTTGCATCTGTTACGTTTGCATCAAGAATCTTTGCAGTTGTAACTGAGTCTGAAGCCAACTTTGCTGCTGTAACGTTTGAATCTACAATTTTTGCTGTCTCTACAGAGTCTGCAGCAAGTTTAGCAGCAGTTACTGCTGCATTTACAATCTTTGCTGTTTCTACAGAATCTGTAGCAAGTTTTGCTGCAGTTACGTTTGCGTCTGTAATCTTTACTGTAGTTACTGAATCTGAAGCAAGCATTGTTGCTGTAACTGTACCAGTATCACCAGATGTAACTACTGTTCCATCTACGTTTGGAAGAGTAATTGTGCGATCTGCTGTTGGGTCTACAACTGTAAGAGTTGTCTCATAATCATTTGCTGTAGCACCTTCAAAAGTAATTGATGTATCAAATACACCAACTGCTGCAGGTGCTGCCCACTTAACTCCGCCTGTTTCAGCAGAGTCTGCAGTAAGGACATGTCCGTTCGTTCCAACGGCAACACGGGATATTGCATTATCTGCAGTACCAACTAGTAAATCACCTTTTGCATCTACAATTTTCTTTGTAAGAATATCGTGGCCTTCAACGGTTGCGGTTGCTCCCTCAACTACTAATCCAGCCTTTACTCTAAAATCTTTTGTTACTGTTGCCATTTATTATCTCCTTGGTTAAGCCTTCAAACCAGTACGCATGTAGCGCAAGGTAATCGGGGTCTGACCCACCACGGGAATTACAGTTAGGTTAACTGTGCCTCCTGCCCTAGAGACGCTAATGGTGCCAATATTCCCATCATTGTCTACTGTTCCATATTCACTGACGTTATCGTTTGTACCATCAGGGACTATGGTTAACTCTGTTGTGAAGAACTTGTCTCCAGTGCTCTTCTTTAATGTGACCACGTATTTAACGGATCTCCATTCTGAGGCTGTGAAATTATCAAAGATTGTGCTGTTCTCAATACCAGTGATTGTTACTTCGTTGTTACCAGCAGTACCCAGATCTGTTGCCTGTGCTGAAGAGGTATCAATTAAATCTTCATAGTTTGCCTGAGTTGGTCTATCACCTGTCTGAAACAGGGCCTTTACGCTTGCAATTGATATTTTAGCCATGTCTGAATTATATCATATATTTCAAAGTATATAGTTAGAGAAACCAATTACCTGTAGTGGGATTGCTGGTACATTTCCAATACCGCTGGGTATCTGTATTGCAGTGAACCTTATTCTAAATGGCAATACTGAGTTTATTCTTATACCACGATTTAAATCAACAATCTCTGCCTTTGGAAAAGAAACTCTTTCAATAATTTTTGTAGTAATCGGATTGTTATTATTTATAGTAACAGTTGCCACTAGTTTGTAACATCCTCAAGCAGGGTGATCTTACCTTGAGCAACTGTCCATACAAGGGTATTCTGGGGAAGACGCAGTTCAATGTCAAATATGTCATTTGTTCTTAACTGTGCAGTTTGTGCTGCAGTTAGGTTAACTTTAAACTCTCCGTCTTCATCGGCTAGGTCTTGTGTTGGATTGATTGTAAAAAGTATTGTTGCAGAATCTGTAATTATTTGAGGATCAACTGGAGTAGTTGGTCTTTTAAATTCTGCCTCTATTGTCCAATCAGAAATGGTTAAAGGCTGTCTTGCATCATCTGTTAGATAAACCAGAAAAGATGCTGTATCTCCTTTTACAATAGTCCAATTAACAAATGGTGGTGCTTCACCAATGTCGTATGTAGATGCGCCTTGACCTCTGTAAACTGCCATTATGCTAAACCTGCTTTCATTGATCCCCATGTTCCATTGCCTTTTGGCTGTCCAACAATAATAATTCCAGTTGAGGCATGTGACTTAGCAACTACTGCCACAGCACCTGAGCCACCAGCAGGAATTGTATCTGTAAGACCTCCACCATTTGCGACATATAGAATTTCTCCAGCGGTATATGAAGAAGTATTGATATCCTCAAACACTCCAGAGACAATAACAACTCCATCTGTATTATTTGAAATTGCTGCTTGTGTTATTCCTACAACTGGGAATGTTGTTAAATCATCTGAGTCGCATTTTGCAATTGTTGGCTTTGTTGAATACCCAGAAATATAAACTGGAGTTCCTTTAGCAATTGTTGCGCCTGTTACATTTCTAACCTCTAAAGAAATAAAGGGGACACCAACATTAGAAAGAATATCTTCTAGTCGTTCTGCAAGAGACTGAATGTCCTCGTGAACATTTACAGGGTCGCTTAAAACAGGGTAAGGAAGGTCATAATTAGTAGTTGCGCCAGTAGCCATAATACTTATTATTATACCATTAAAGGGGCTGCTTTATAAAAATCTTATATGGTGGACTTCTGGTTTTTAGAAATTTCTAGCAGGAATGAGGAGTGGTCTTCAAAGTGGTTTGACAAGAACTCTTGATCTTTTCTTATTTCAAAAAACTTATTTACCAAGATTTCTGGTAAGTTATTGCTTTTTACTGTACTCTTTATCAGATCTGTGTTTAGTTTATTTAGTCCCCTTGCTACCTCCCACCAAGAAAAGTGAGTAAAAAACCTTTTACCGTCAAACTGTTCATATGAGGGGATTGCGTACTCCCACTCATCAAGAACCTTCTTTAGTCCCAAAGGCATATTTTCTGGATCCTTAAACCTTTCCCAAAACTCAGTGTCATTTCTATCTCCAAGATAATGAAAATATACAAAGTTTAAGATTTCATCATTCATTGATACTGTTTTTTTATTATATCTATCAATATATCTTTGGTCTCTATTAAACATTCTTGATGTATCAAAAAGTATCTCGTATAAAGACTCAATCAAGTTATTAATTGATGTGGCTTCAAGTGGCTCTATAAAACCAGAGGATAGCCCTACTGCAACACAGTTTTTGACCCATGTAGTTTCAAAACATCCAGGACTAAAAGAAAATGCCCCTTTACCCTTTCTTGGATATTCTGGAACAAATCCTAAAAACTCTTCTATCTCTTTAGTTACTTCTTCTTCTGAAACTAAATCACTATCAAAAACATACCCACAGCCAAATCTATCTTGTAGTGGTATTTGCCACATCCAGCCATATTTCATTGCAATAGATCTTGTGTATGGTGGTAGTTCTCCAGTTTTTGCTTTTGGTAAAAAATAAGGAAGTGCTGCTTTTGTTGTTAGTATGTCTTTATAACTTTTCCACTTTGAATTAAAATGTTTTCCTATTATAAGTCTTTTAAAACCCGTGCAATCAAAAACAAAGTCTGAATCAATTTTGGAACCATTTTGTAATACTATCTTGGTGATATTTCCTTCTTGATCTGAAACAAAGTCTGTAACTATGTCATCAATTATAGATATTCCTCTTTCTTCGGATAACTTTTTAAAAAACTTTGCAACATCTATAGCGTTAAAATGTAGGGCATAACTTACAAGAGGCACAGGAGACACTAAAGAACTATTTTCTCCTTGATAAACAGAATACAAAAATGGAGACTTGTTCTTATTGTTTAAATGACAAACGAAATCCCAAGTATCTTCAGGAATATCATTAGCAATATTTAACATGTACCAAGCATTAATTTTTTTAAGTGAGTCTTCTGTCTGTATGTTTACAAAAGAAGGGCTGTTATGTGACCCAGCAAAATTATGATAATAGAATGTTTTATCGTTGTGAAAATTCTCAAACTTTATGCCATTCTTAAATGTTGACTTAGTTTCAGTTACAAACTGATCAAAGTCTATATCTAATATCTTTAAAAGATGTACAAAATTAGGGGTTGTGCCCTCACCTGCCCCAAGCACTCCAATTTCTTCAGAAGCAATTACAGTAATTTCTACATCTTTGTTCATCATTTTTTTAGCAAGAAGTGCGGTTATAAACCCAGATGTACCGCCTCCAACAACTACAACTTTTTTATTATTACTCATAATTTTATTATAGCATAAGGCTATATTTGACTTATGTATAAACTTTATGTTATAATTAATACATGCTACTAACAAGTAGCATTTTTAGTCTCTAGGAGGTTTTTATTATGAGAAGAGATAAAAAGGCTTGGATTGGAATCCTAGCATTGGTTGGAGTTGTAGCACCATTTAGCAACTTTGCCAATGCATCAAGTACGGAAAATAACTTACTAATTAAACAGGCTGAAAACCCTGCTGCCACCCACAAGGTGGCTTTTGTTGTTTCTAAAGCAAAAATGTTAGAACGTTATGAAAACAAAACACATCTTACAGATGTTGAATTAAAGGAGTTGCTTTCTTTGGTAGGATTTGAAGGCAATGATTTAGTAGTGGCTTGGGCAATTGCCAAGAAAGAATCTAATGGTCGTCCTTTAGCATTTAATGGAAACCATAAGACAGGGGACTCATCCTACGGGATGTTTCAAATTAACATGATTGACAACTTGGGTCCAGACAGACGAAATAAGTTTGATCTTGATTCTAACGCTGAATTATTTAATCCAGTAAAAAATGCTGAGATTGCATACTACATGTCTAGGGGTGGAGAAGATTGGTCTTCTTGGAAGGGCATCACACCTAAAACTAGAATGTGGATGAACAAATTTCCTAAATAGTTTATATATAAAAAAATAACCCCCTTGGATTTTGTCCTTGGGGGTATTTTTTATTTAATATTACTCTGGACTAGATGATCCTAGTGCCATTACTTCTTCAACTGACATTGTTCTAGTTCCATTAAATGTTGGTCTTAGGACTAGTTGATTTGTTTCTGGATTATACTGAGTTCCAATTACAATTGGTTCAATCTCCCAGATATCTGTAACATCAAGTATTACTGGGTTGCTCAATAACAATGCTGAAAACTGATCGTCAGCATTTAAAATTTGAACAACTTCGTTGTCAAGTATAATCGCTATCTTATTTAGCGATTGCATATCTTCTGTCATTCTGTCTCCTTTTTATATTGTATTTTAACTGATCCCCATTTGCCAATTGGACATTCTGCGTGTGGTAATTTAGTTTTTAGATTCATTATGCATCCACATTTTTTACATTGATGAGTTAAGCGAACATATTCTGGACATGATGAACATATGGCAAGTCTTTTATTTGATAACTCTTCTTCAACTTTTTTAAGATTTTTGTTAAAAATATCCCAAGGTCTTGCTTTTTTGTTTTTTTCTTCATTATTCATACATTCTATTATACAGCACTGCTGAAATTATCAACATAGTTTTCTTGACCTGGAGTACCTGAGCCATATGGACCAACTACAACTCCAAATCCTTGTGCTTGTGATGGTAATCCAGAACTAGACCAGGCTGAACCAACTTGGCTAGAATGGTTCTCATTAGCAAAAGCGGTGACTGTTGCAGATGTTCCTGAAGTTACTACTCTCATTGAATTAATTGGTGCATAGCCACCTGCACTTCTTACAGTATGAGTTGTATAAGTAGAATTATTTCTTAGTACTCTAATGTATGAGTTATATGTATAGTTTGCTTGTTGTCCATTTTGTGGAGAACGTGTTGTTTGCTGGCCATTCCATCCATAAAATCCGTCAAGTGATCCATCAGCACAGTGAACTAGGTGTCCATCGCAACCTTGACCAATAACGGTATAACTTGTACTTCCTCCAGTAGTACATCCCACCTCGATTACACATGCTGAAACTGATGCACCGCAACCACCACCAGAAGAATATCCTCCAGCACCACAAACTGTTGAATATGTAACTGATTCATCATAATATGGAACTGCTCCCCACCAGTTATTTGCATCGCTTACCCAAAATGCAATTGCAGCACCTGCACTAGAGCGTCCTACGTTAGTTGTTGCATTTGTGCTAGACATTGTAATTGCTGAAAGTGGATATGAGGATGCTGCGGTATTAGAGAATCCAACAGAACCGTTTGCTTGCCAAGTTCCCCTATATGCAACCCATGAATGTCCAGAAGAAGATGTTCCTAGAGGGTTTCTGGTTGTATTAAAATTATCAGATACGCTTGTTGGAAGTGGTACCGCTGGTGTTGATGAATTAGATGCAGAAGATGCTGTTGAAGTACCATTTGCATTTGTAGCGGTAACTGTAAATGTGTATCCAGTTCCATTTGAAAGACCTGTTACTGAAATTGGAGATGATGAATTTGTTCCAGTTATAGAAGACGGTGAGGATGTTGCGGTAAATGTAGAAACTGCTTTTCCTCCAGTTGCACCTGCTGTAA